ATTGCTTAAGAGATGTAAACACTCTAATTCTAAATTTCAATCCGACATGTTTTCCATAGTACATCGCAGCAATTGCACCGGCTGGTGTTGACGCTAATCCCGATATCTCACCTATATAGTCCGACAATGATACTGAATCTACTAATGCTTATTAGCCAGTACCTTTGCCGATCTTGTTTCAGCGTGATATAATCTTCTTATGAGTGGTCTAATATCTAATACTGGTTGCAATCGTAAATCTTCGACAGGTACAATCCTATTTACAGTTGGTTCTGCTTGTGTTTGCGGTTTGTTCATCACTTCTATACCTTGCGGTACATAAAGTTTCACCTTTTCATCAATTTGTTCCGGCGGCTGTAGTGTTTGTTCGTTGGGCGGTTGAGTATTTTCAATTAAATTTGTTCGACCTGGAGTTATGGAATTGAAAGGACCAAAAACTCTAGTTAGTTCCGTCGAGTAACCGTAAAAATGGAAATCCTTCTCTAATTCCATATAAACATTAAAGAAAATGTTTATAGGGGATCCAGAAGAATTAGCTAACGGTTGAGCTACATAGATATAGTACAGTCCATGGAAAAGTGCTTCGAAATTGCTTTCTCTGGCACAATTCATTAACTTATTTCTACACAGATAAGGAAGAATGACAGATTGCTCTTGTCCTCCTTGTGAAAATTCCATTAAGTGCGAAGGCGCTTGGAGAATCGTAGCATAAGTGGGGTATCCTGTTAATACACGCGTTGAAGGGTTATACATTTGTAACAATCTGAGTTTAACTTGCTGTTTATTGTTCATCACACTCTGAATTGTTATTTTTATACTTCCCTTCCACGCTCTCGTAAGATAATGCATTAACTCAATATTCCCATTTAAGTACGATTCTCTACTCGACCCCACGTGAGCAGCTTCAAATCCACCTTGAAAAGGTGAAATTGGTCTGACCCATAATAGTTTTCCCACTGCATCGTTTTGCGCTACTGAAAATGTTCCTAAAAATTGCCTTTTAGAAATAATATGATTAATAGCCATTTCATCGATATCTGTATTAAAAATAGGTTCTTGAACAGTTCTAACACTATAAGCATTAGGGTCTAAATTCTCTAAATACTGGGTAGTATCTATATTATTTAAACGGTTTCTCGGCGTCACATACATAGCGTTTCCTAGTTGTGGTGTATTTGGGTTATGCAACCCTGTTAAAGAAGAGAGTCCTTTTGACAATTCATCTATTGCATCTCCAGTTAAAGTTTTTGCAAACTTTGCGGCTGAGTCTATAACAGATGTACCAGTTGTTGAAAATGATTGAGCAACATAGCTCACATAGCGAGGAGTTGGGACCAAAATATCTAAGTTATCGAATATGCACTCTACAATTATTGAAAGGGTTGTTGAAGACCCTTCGCTTGGTTGTAAAGGATTCAATACCATAAATACTAAGGTTCCAAAGTTCCCCGAAATGGGAGCTAACGAAATTGGATTAATGTAAGATGCAGATGGAACTTGCAAATCTAATGAATCAAGATCTGTATTACAATACCATGGGATATCGATAAGTACAGATGTTGCTTCATTAGCATGCAAGAAGGCATGCGGCCCAGACAATATTGTATTAATCAAAGATTTTTGAGTGAAAGAATAATTTGGACTGACTTCAGTTGGAGGTATAACCCCCGCTAGAATACAGCCCGCATGTGTTATGGTTCCCGCAACAGAAATATTAAGCTTAGCTTGATATCTGTACAGAGAGCCCATTTTCAATCCATTCAATAATGTTAGATTAGAATTAACAATATCCCGCGGTATACGCTGAATAGTGTTAGGTAACAATGTATGTTTAGGCGATGTCGCATTCCACTTCACTTCCGTTAAAAAGAACGGTCTATTGATAAAAGGTTTAGCATCTATTCTAAACTCCTCAGGAATATGTATATTAGGCATAGAATGCCTAATACCCAAATTCTCGATTTGTCTAGTTGCAACAGATGAAACACTTGTAGCAATATTCTGTTCACCAACGTTCATATCATAAGCAGCAGTAGTTGAAAAATGAGTATCTTGGTTTCGAATTGTAATGTCTTTGTACAAAGTATATATTGACATTAATATATATACTGTTTTTGTTCGATTCTATATGATCCGTCCCTAGTATTTGAACAATACTATTAGAAGGCAATAATCATATTCTAAAATTAAATGCAATTAAGTCAATATTTTAGGATAGTAAATAAAGATTATACAGTTCCATACAAACAACTGTAGGTTTATTGTGTTAACTCCACATTTAGTAAATAAAGATTATACAGTTCCATACAAACAACTGTTTTGTAATTTATAGTTTTACCAACTCGGAAAAGAGATTTTCCCAATTTATTTTAGAAAGGACTATAGAAACTCTTACTATCAGTATTTAGCTTTTACACTAAATATTAATCTGACTTTGGTAGGTCTATTATGTTAGTTTTCTGAATTACGAATAGTAAATCAATT